AAATCTTCTCACCATTACCTACCCTTACTTTTCCCTCTTTAGGGTAGGTGTTTCATTGTTCCACATAAATAATAATAAAACTGCGGGCAGTAGTAGTAAGGTAGAAATTAAAATACCAAAAATCATTTCATTCTTTCAGGATCTTGATAGCATTGACTGCCAACCCAATCTCCTGATCCGTCATTCATGATCCATCTATTGACTTCATCGTAGTAGGTTGCAACTGCTTCTCTGTGATCTGCAGCAAAGTCCATACATTCCAACAAAGTCATAGCTCTAGCGAATTCTAGAGGTATCTTTGTTAATACTCCGTCGTTTGACAGATATATCATCATCCAATGCACCAGCTCTTCCATTAGACCACTCCTTTAGTTTTTGATACCACAGGACCCTATACTTCTTATCTTTGGTTTTGTTCCAAAGATTAGCTATTTTGTCCAGTTCGTTTATCTTTAACTGCATTAGTACCCAAAGCTATAATTTTTTTTATACTTGGTGCCAATAATTGTATATCAACACCGTAAGGTTTCCACTCTTTTTTTATAATATTTAATTCTAAAATAAGAGCAGACCACTGCTTTGGTGTGACCCCTTTAGCTTTTAATGTTAGTATTTTATCTTTCATACCTACAATGTAGGATATTTTAGGACTTTGTCAAGCTCTACCTTGACCGTTATACGGTTTTTTTCTTTGTTTTTTATTTGGTTTTTTGCTATGTCTTCCGGGCCTTTTTCGAGGTTTTTCCCGTATAGGCTTAGTTACTTTACCAAAATTACTTTTCTTTCCCATACTCAAAAGGACTTATGTTTGTTTTTAAACTTACTGCTGGTAGATAACTTATCTTACCATTAATGTGTTGTTCTAAATCTGTGCCACAAGTCATACATCTATAAAAATGTTTTGTAACACCTACCAACATTGTGGTTTCATCACACGTCGGACAGATCCCGTTCACTATGTCCGGGTAAAATTTTAGAAAGTTTTTTTCTGTCATAAATCTTCTTCGACTTTACCACACGCTGTTGATATCGTCCATCACTTAATTCTTGTGCGATTGTATTACGTGGTCTATTTTTTTTCAGGAAAAAATGATATTGTGTTTTATTCAAGAATTAAGGCTTTAATATATTTTCTACCCTGGTATAGCTCTATTTCTGCTTTACCCTTATAGCATTTGTAAGATACGGATTCAGAATAGGTCCTCTCCGCTTCACGCTTGCCGCGTAAACATTGAGCCATTCCGTCAGGCTGAATCAAGTGTTCCTTGATCTCTCCGTTTACAAACATCAGTAGGGCCACTATAGACTCTATCATTGTGAGCCTCCATTTTTATAAGTAATCTCTCGATTAGCATCTTTTAATTTTTCTATATCTTCTAAAACTTTATCCATTTGTTTTCTTAAAAATTCTATATTTACTTTATTCAAAGCCATGTTTTCAATGTGTGCATTTAATTTATCTGTAGTTTTATATAAGTCTTCAATCATCATAAATTGCTCGGAATCTGCAGGAAGCGAACCAAGTTGGCCCCGCGGCCATTTGATTCTAAATTCTGTATTCTCAGTTAAGTCTTTAGACATTAGTTCTACTTGCGTGCTAAGTTTGTTTTGGGTCTCAATAATCCCGAAGTAAGCCCAGGTGCCGATCGCGACCATCGTGATCAAAGACACTACGGTTTTCATAGGCATTTGCACTTTTGCCTCGTCCGATATGTTAAGTGGTTGTTGTTTAGCCATTAGTTATAACTATATCCTGTGTTTGATTGTTCTAGTTTTTTAAATAAGTCTTCATGTTGTTGCATTATTTCTTCATCAGAATCCTGCATGTCATCCATTTGATTTTGTAATTTTTCCACATATCTTTCTAATTTTTGTACCTTGTCCATTTGCACTGCTTGAATAGTTGACAATTCAAAAGTTCTAGATAGACTCCAGCCTCCTAATGCAATTAGAAGTCCAACCAACATCGTTAAAATTTTCTCCATCATTTAATTTGATACCCCGGCTCTAAAAATAAGGTTAGTAAGCAGAATAGAATTATAAGTATTGCAGTGAATTTGTAATTCATAACAATCTCCCGTCATAAAACCTACAATATTATTGCTATAACAATTACAACAGCTACGGCGATTACTACTTTTTTGTGTTCAGTCCAATAGTGCATTGCTGCATTTTTAATTTTATCAATCATTTTTCTTTTCCTCAATTTCGTAGAAGAAGTTATCAGTATCTTCTGTTCTCCATTTACGAGTGTCTTCTACATTCCACTCTGAAGTTTGCACCTTCCAATCTGGGACTTGGTCCTTCACAGTAAACGAAGGTATGTCCCATATAATTCTATTGTTAGGTTGTGCTGCATAATTGCCATCATCCAAAGCCATTATGTGAGCGCACTTGTGTTCGTGCGGAATTTCTGAATGATCAGTATCTACTATATTACTCTCTGGGTGTGCAAAATCAACAGTAAATAAATAAGCACCACTGTGCCATTTTTTATCCTTTCCGATGTATTTACCAGATTGACCGTCTAAAATATCCCAACAATGGACAGAAGGATAATAAGAAAAACAATTCCAGAGCTGTAGTTCATCAAGTCGTCTTGTGGGCACGTCGGATGGCTCAAATCCCTTTTGAATAAACGCGCTAATTGGTAGGCGATAAAATATTGCACCGTTTTCCATAATAGCATGAAATAATATAGGACGACCTGTGATTGATGATACACCAAAGATGATGCAATCTTCAACTTCTCCATGATGTTTTTTAAGATCATATAAATACTCTCTTCTTATTTGTGCATAAGTTGCTGGTATATTCGCGTTTAAATAAGCCATAATTTATCCTCACTTTATTGTACCCCAACTGGGACCAGTTTTACAATCAACTTTATTATTAATTTTTAATTGTATAGCATTCTCCATTGTTTCTTGAACCGTGATCCGTGTTGCCTCGTCTTTGATAGATACACAAAGTTCATCATGTATTTGTATATGAGGCACTATACCTTTTTCATATAAATCTACCATAGCCTTCTTTGTCATATCTGCAGCTGATCCTTGAACCAATTTATTTAAAGCTTTGTAAGTAAAAGCAGGAGCAAAATATTGAGCAAACCAAGCTTTTCTGCCCTCTTCTGTAAGCTCTTCAACTTTGCCCTTACCACCTTCAGCTTTTGATAATGATCTAGAATTAAACTGTAATTTAAACTTCTCCCAAGCTGTTGCTTCTGACATCAGCTTAGGTGCAACCCAATCACCCTGATAAGTAATATTACCAGTCTTTTCATTTTTTATTTCTTTAGCCTCCGGATCCCATTCCTCAAACTTACGTTCTTTATTATTCCATCTTTTATTTACACTTTCATAGGTATCAAATCTACAAAACCTATCTTCAAGAGTAAAAACTAACCTATGTTCTTTTGCAAAACCCATCAAATTATCTGACAATTCTTTTACAAAAGGGACTTTGTCATGGTACGTATCAAATAATTTTTTAGCTTGTGTTTTATCTAAATTTAGTTCTGCCTGTAATTTACCCTTACCCATACCATAGAATAAACCTAGATTGATTGATTTTGCCTGTTTCCTGGGAATATTAGCCATGTCAGCAACGATTTGGTGAAAGTCGGCCTCATCACTATTAAATTTATCTGCGAGCTCCTGCGTCTCTGATAGGCCATGTTTTATAGCATAATGCACCACAATACGTGGTTCTTGTTGCGAATAGTCAAATGACCCCCAGTGATGTCCTTCTTCTGGTAAAAATAACTCTCGCATTTTTTTACCATAATATCCTTTGGCAGGTATCTGTTGCAGATTTGGGTTACTCATTGAAAATCTCCCTGTTACTGTTCCACCCGCATCTGATCGTATTTGATTTATATCTGCATGTATTCTACCATTATGAATATACCCTTTCAGTCCTTCTATAAAAGTATTAACAGCTTTATCCGCCTCTCTTGCTTTTGAAAGCATTCTTAAAAATCTATTTGCATGAGTTTTTAAATAATCTTTTGGAAGTTTTGGCATACCAGATTTAGGTGTCTTTTCATAATTAGTTATCTTTTGATTTTTTAATAAATCTTTTACAGAGTTTGCTGCCCACAATTGAACATCTATCTTAGTATGTTTCTTAATAATATTTAATAAGTTATCTCTTCTGCATTTAAGTTTTTTTCCAAAAGCTTCTAATTTTTGTGTATCTATTCTAACTCCTTTAAACTTCATGTCTACCAAACAAGGAAATAATCTAGTTTCTAATTCAAATATATTTCTACAAGTTTTTTGTTCCCCATTTTTTTTAGTATGTAAAACTTTATCTAATTGTTTATCAAATATGTTCCATAGTCTTAGAGTTAAATTAACATCTTGTTTTGCATATTCTTTTACAACATGAGAAGGTAGTTTGTGCATGTTAGACATAGGGTCTTTTTGCATACCACCGGACCATTGAAATGTTTTTTCTTGTAAGTCATATTTATATTTTTCATCTTTTAATATATCTTTTGCTAAAGCATCTAAAGAATACTTAAATCTATTTTCATCGATAACAGATGCGGCTACCATGGTATCAACTATACGACCTTTTAACATCTTACCAGTCTCTGCTCTCATCCAACAAACATCATAGATTGCATTGTGAAAAACTTTTGTAATGTTTGGATTCTGCAATATTTTTTTATTCATCTGGTCCCAAAAATTTTTCTTTTCTGAATCAGATTTTACGTGGTCTGAGTGATGTAAAGGAAAGTAAACTGTATCTTGACCTGTGGCTACAGCTACACCTGTAATAAAACCATCACCTCTTACTGCGCCTAACCCTTTTGTTTTTAAATTAGGATCGTAAGTTTCTATATCTAATGCTACAGTGTCCGTACCATTTAAATCTAAATCTTCAGGTGTGTTACACATTATAATCCCTCTCTATAATCATTTCTAAAAAATGTATTGCTTTCAAAATGTCTTCTTTCCCATTCTTGTCACGGTGACGAATAATATATTTTATAGCACATCCTTCTGGATATAACAACTCATTCTCAACTACAAACTTACTCGGTTGAATTTTATATTTTTGATAGTGATTCCCGCCGTGCTGCTTGTCCCATACTTTACTCATATAACCTCCTTTACAATTCTAATATTTCTCTTCTGTGATTTTGTATGCCAGCTAATCCACCAGGCATATATTTAAAATTAGAAGTTCCTATACTCCAACAATCTACCTTACCTCTACTATAAGCAACATAAGCTAGCCTTATTGGCTCGTACACATCTCTTTCCCTCCTGTATACAGAAAGATCAACAATAACATTATCATAAGTCAAACCTTTTACTTTGTGTATTGTATCGTGTTCAACTCTGGGCATTTTTTCTATATTCATTTTGTTATGTAGTACCCTTCTTATGAAAGGTATTTTTTCAATTAAATCTTTTTTTATTACTACTTCTGAAAAATCTTTGTATTGTTTAGCTTCAGGCAAAATAAAACCCATATCAATAAACTCTTGAATATTATATTCTTTATCTATTAAAGGTTTTAATTTATCAACAGAACCTTTGCCATGAACTTTAACTAATTTACCTACCAGAGGCCAGTATTCCATAATTTGTTTTTTAGAAACTTTATCGTTTAAAAAATTGTCCCATGTTTTAAAACACCTAAAATCTTTTCTAGAAACATGTGGTTTATCGTTAGAAACTAGTTTGTAATCAATACCGTTAGCTTCTAAAAATTCATTAATTTTTTTATGAGTTGGGTTGCCTCTGTATGTAAATAAAAAACTTTCATCAGTGGTTAATATTTTATTAATTAATATTTCACTAGCCTCACAGCTTTGTTCAATACTAGGTATCCAATAAGAATTACCAACAACACCTTCTACAGGAGTCCAAGTTCTTACTGCATTGACACCCCATTTATTCCAAACAGGAGCTATAATATTTTTACAAATTTTATTAATAGTTTCCCCACATCTTAGACCTTCTTTAAGTTCGTTATTTTTTGCTTCTGGTGTGCTTGCTAGTTTATAAAAAAAATCAGGATCAGAACCTGCATACTCATGAATTGTTTGGTCCGGATCACCTATAAAGATAAACCTTTTTGCATTCGTAGCTGCTTTTTGTAAAGCTTTTATCTGTGGTTTACTGCAATCCTGTGCTTCATCTACTATTAAAACATCTATATTAGTTGGAATCTCCGCACGAAATATAAAATTATCTATCATATCTTCGAAAGAAAGTTTTTTATAATTTTCTCTAAAAGCATCATATTTTTCTTTTAATGGTTTTAGGTGGTGTTTAGTATAGGGCTCGTAAGACTGTGTGTTACACACTTGCCAATATTGATCAAAAGTCATTTCTTTACCATGTGCATGAGAAGAAAAAGTGTACAAAGGATGTTTGTCCCATTTACCTTTGTTCCAATTTCTCATCGCTACATTTTCATCACAAAATTTTTTGTGCTCTGCTTGTTCATATTTTTGTAGAGGTAAATACTCTGCTCTAAAATAAGAATGAATTGTACATATTTGATCTTCAAGTTTTGTATCAGGAACGTCTTTTAGTTGTGGTAAATTTTTAACAGCTTTTACAATTTCTTCTGCTGCGGTATTGGTATGAGATAAAACAACTATCCTATCCCATTCATAACCAGCTTCTAAAAATTCTGCATATT